GTTGGCGTTCGTAACTCGAGTGGACCCTGGTGGGGCCCACGAGAGGGGGTGACATCTTCCGACTGTGACTGTTTGACCCGCCAGGTGTCAAGCCTTGGCGTTTGTTGGGTCAGTCCTTGAAGCGTTCAGGTAATGAAGCCATGTCGACTTTCGTTATCCTATCTAATACTGGATGTGACACGAAAGCTGGTCCCGAACATGGACGATCAAAAACCCTTTCTGCTTCTAGTAACTCATCGGGGGTAATGGTGTACCGCCGGCAAAACTGCTCGATCATCATATCTCGATGAAAGGGGATCTCCTCTTGGCATAGATCGAGCTTCCTTACTTGAATTACTTTGGCGCCTTCAACCAAATGTGAACGGAGAAAATTACCTATGACAGGCATAGTCCCCATAATTGGCATGTGGCCCAATGCAACTGAGTGCTGAAAATTGACTCTCTGTTTTTTGCTGGGTGGCTTCACTGTCCAGAACAATCTGGCTAGCAAACGACCAGGCTTGGGAGCGAACACGAATTTGTTGTCCGAATATTCGAAGAATATACCGGAAGCAAACTCAACTTGCCCCCAATGATAAAATTTATCCGCCTCTGGTCTTATTCCGTAAACCGCCTCAGCTTCCATGAAAGCATCGAGGTCAAAATCAGTGTGTGAGAGAACAAGAAGATCATCTCCATTAACGATGACATCCCCGGTTAAACCAAGGGACATCATTGCGTTAACGACAATCGTGATGTTCTCTATTCCATTCCCAAGGGAAGTGTCATTGTGGCCCGATTTGACGGTGCCCCTCGACTTCCACTTGGCTTTTCCCCAACCTCTACTCACATACCTACCTGTGGCATTAACGCCTTGTCGCATCAACTCGACAAAATCAGGGTAAGGCATGATTTTCTTGTATAAATCCCACTTGGCTTGTAAGCCCTCTTCGGTCATGGTAGCGTCCCATGCCTTCCCGTCCCTCTCATAGAAAACGCCTCCTGGATGATGGGCTAGGGCTTCGCC